ATGAATTAAAATATTTAAAAGAGTTTTTAGCTCTTAAAGAGCAGGGAGCAACAGTTGAAGAGCTTGCTGATCTAAAAAATAAACAAACCGCAGAACAAAGAAGCGGCGGAAGAGGCTTCGAAAAAGGCTTGGACACTATTCAAGAACGCATTGACAACTATCGCACAACTCTTGGCGAAGAGATTCCGAACTTGTTCTCTTCTAATCTTGCTCAAGGATTGAACGATGCAATCAGTGGCGCGAAAGACCTTAAAACAGCGCTCACTGACGCTGCCACAAGTTTCTTCCAAGAAATCACACGCAAGAACATTTCTAACCTTGCTGACATGGTTACTGGTGGGTTGGGAAGCTTGGCGAATACTGGGTTTAGTGCTTTAAAATCAGCTTTCCCTGGCGGTGTAACCACCAAAGCTTCTGGCGGTTTTATTAAAGGCGGCTCTGGAACCAAAGACGATGTGCCAGCAATGCTCATGGGCGGCGAATATGTTGTGAAAAAATCTGCTGTCAATAAATACGGCAAAGGATTCCTTGATGCCATCAACAGCGGCAACATGCGCGGCTACGCCACTGGCGGTTTAGTTGATCCAGAAACATTCCCAACACAAACTGGCCGTAGTGGATTCTTTACTCCTGGCGACTATGGCCAAGGCGCAATCACTGGCAAAAACGAACTTCTCACTTTTGCAACCCAAAGCTTTACTGGTGGTCAATATGACTACATGGGCGGCTTTGGAATGAGTGGCGCAAGCGTTGGCTTGGAGCCAGAAAGCGCTCGACTCTCTTCTTTCGGCAGAGAGAACAGCCCAATGTTTGAAAGAGTTCAGCAGTCAAAAGATGAGGCTTTTGGAGTTTATTTACAAGGATTACAAAAAGAAAAAGAATACTCTCAATTGTTGGATCAAATTGCCAAAGATAAAAAAGCTCGTAAAAAACAATTACAAATGGCAATCATTTCAGCAGTTGCATCTACTGCTCTTAATTTTGCTGGTAGTGCCATGCTGTCTGGAGCAAAAAATGCTATTGCTTCTGGTGCAAAAACCGCTGCCGCTGGTGGAAAAACCTTTGGCTTTGGAGCAAAATTCATGGCTGGAGCAAAAGGCATGTTCACTGGTGCAGGTGGTCAAGGTGGATTAGCTAATATTTTTAAAGGAACAGGAACTCAGCTTTCTGATTTAGCTATCGCTAGGCAAAATGCAATGAGTGGGAATATAGCAAGCCAGTCAGTTCAAGGAGTAATGTCGTCAACACTACAACCTACGATAACAGAAAGCACAAATTTACAAACTAACAATTCTTTCTTGAAGAAATTTAGTTTGGCCAATTTGTTTTCTCAATTCAAAGGTTTTTTCAATAAAAGTTCAGGCCCGAAAGCTCAGGGCAGCGGCTCAGACAATTCTCTTCTACCATTACCATCATATATACAACAGGAGATAGTCCCTTACTCAACAGATGGTCGTTATAATCCATATATAAAACGCGCTTCTGGCGGTTTAATTTCTGGTGGCTCTGGAACCAAAGACGACGTTCCAGCGATGCTTACTGGTGGCGAATTTGTTCTCAACAATCGCGCCACTCAACGCCTTGGTGTTCAAAACCTTAATAAGTTAAACAACGGTCAATCAGTTGGCAGCGAAAGCTCTTCTGCTGAAATGACTCAAGCTTTAATTTCCAAACTTGACGAACTGATTCAGACAACTTCAAACTCTTCTCAGAGCAATGTGGTTGTTAATGTTTCATCCACTGATCAACAGGAAGAAAACCCTGCGGATATGAATGAAAGAGATAGAGAGCTTCAAAAGAAAATCCGCCAAGCTGTGTTAGATGTTATCGCTCAAGAAAAAAGACTAGGAGGATCGCTTGAAAAATCACGATGAGCATAGACCGATCACTTTCAGTTCAACCATACGATCAAGTTTTTGTTGTTAATGGCTATCAACTTTCTGGAGTTGAGAGCATCAGTATTAATTACAGTGTCCCATTAGAAAATTCTTTAACACTAGGATCAACTTATGGCTATAATCTCAACAATCCAATCCAAGCCGAAATATCTTTACAGCGCAGCATGTTGTACCAAGACCCGCTTTTGGCTTTTACTGGCGACTCTAGTTTTTCTGGCAGTTTAAGTTATAACGGAAAATCTTATGGATTTACTAGCGGCTTCTTGAACAGGTATGGTATTTCTTGCACTGTTGGAGAGATACCAACAATCTCTTGCAGCGTTTCTGTTTATGGAGAATTAAAACCATCGCTTGAAGTTTTAAAAACGCAAGAGCATCCCAGTATTTTTATTCCAAGCCCAAGGTCAATCTCTGTTTCTGGAGATAACACATCAAACAATAGAGTAAAAAGTTTCTCGTTTGAGTACTCAATTAATCGGCAACCAGTTTTCTCAATTGACAGCGCAAGAGATGTTGATGAAGTGGTGTTTTTGCCGCCAGTTAATGTTTCAGCTTCTTTGACTTTTGATGCTGTTAACTTAACTCCAGAGAATTGCGATTTCTTTTTACAGAGTGCGCAAAAGAAAAATTTTGACATTTCGGTTAAAAATAGAGATAATAATAGTGAAATCGTTCGTCTCACAATTCCCAATATTCAACAAATTTCACAAGAGCTTTCCTCTAGTTCAGACAGTTCTTTAGCTATCGTGAATAACTATATAGGATTTTTACAATGAGTTTGTTTTACAATAGAGATCGAAACATAACAGGAGCAACAACGTTGCCTTCGTTTAATTTTAGCCCAAATTACGGGTCAACGATTTCTTTTTCTTGCAAGAAAAACAAGTATATGTATAACAATAATACTTTTGCAATCATGCCAACAACTCTTAATAATATTGTTGCAACTTGTGATTTTAATTTCACAGAAAATGAAACTAACGCCAGAAACATTATAAACTTTTTTGAAAGTCAAAGCGGCACAGGCGCTTTTACCATTAATGATGATTCTAATATTTATCGCCCGCTAGTTGGTTTCGTTGATGGTTTTAATGTGTCCATGACGCATAATAATCAATACAATATTGCTTTGAATTTTTCAGTGGAAAGAAACTCTAGTGTTCTAAACTGGAGTGGAATGTCTTTTGTTGATTATGATTTTGTTAATTGGGAAACTGGCCAGTTTTATCAAAAATATCAACCTGTTTATTTTGAAGTTCAGGCGCAAAATAAATTAGTTAATTTTTATTATGCCACACAAGATCATGTTAGCGAAGCGGGTAACGCTCCGTCCAACACTAGTTATTGGACGCAATCTTTATTCTATGAAAATGAATTAGGTCTAACGGTTGACACAAAGCCAACAGTTTCGCGAAATGAATTTAAAAACTCTTTTGTTCAAAGAATTAAAGATAGCGATAACATTCATTCATTTCAAGGATTGCAATTAACTTATAAAAACATTTCTGATTTCAAATTAAAATCCATACTGCATTTTTTAGAAAACTCACTTGGATACAAACGATTTGAATTTAACGCGCCGAAAATATACAATCGTCCAAAGTTATTTTACGTTGATACTTGGCAGCATTCTTGGAACTATAAAGACTCTCATAATCTAACAATTTCTATCGTTGAAGACCCGCTTGGTATTAAAGTGCAAGATGATATTCCTGCGCTCATCATTGGGCAAAAAAATAATTCTTCATCATTATCTTTCTATGCTGATCCAAAATCTCCAGTTTATGTGCTTGAAGCTTCTGGAGTTAAACAAATAAAAACCGAAGGTTCTCAACAAATCAATTGGGGCAGTTATCCAACAAAAAAATTAAAATTTTACAGAGGACTGGATCAGTTATCCATTTACAATCAGCAAATCCAATCAGTTATTTTTTATCCTAGATGTCAAGTATCTAACTGTGATCTTTCGGCAAATGAAATCACCAATGTTTCGTTTGAAGGTGCTAGAGACGTTGAGAGGTTAAATTTGGAAGCCAACAAGCTCTCTGCATTTAATGCAGATGGAGTCTCTGGTTTAAAAAATGTAAACCTAGCAAGAAACAACCTCTCCTCAATTAACATTAGTGGTTGTAAGTATTTAACTGGTCTAAATTTAGACAACAATCAAATCTCGCAAAACAGCTTTTCAACAGGATTACTTGATTTAGCTCTCGGTTCTGGAGTGAGCGGAAATATTTCAGTATTGGGAGATGTTAGCTTTTATCAAATAAATCCAACTCCGCAATCTGGACAAGATTACTTTTGTATTGCATCTTTAGACTATCGAAACTGGACACAAACATATAAAAATTTAAGCTTGCCAATTCAACCAACTGGTTTTGTTGGCAGCAATGTGTTCACAGTTTGGCTCAGAGACTCTTTTTTTGGAGGAGTTACAAATGAGTATTCTGCCAAATGGAATTCTAGTCAAAGCGCTTACGATACAGTTCAAGATTATACGCCGAATCCTTCTGAATGGGTGACTTTAAATCCAGATCAATTCTATAAAAGACCAGCATATTTATTCAACAATAGTTTATTGACTGGTGGCGTTATCAACAATACTGGAGACTATTTATCAGCTTTTGTTGTAGTAAAATTTGGTAATATAGAGAATTTCAAGGATGAATGCATCTTGAATTTTTCCCCAAACAAGGATTATGGACTATTCTATAACGGAAAAACAGTTTCATTTAGAGACGGCGCAAATGACACTTTTTTAATTGAAAATGCTAGAACGCAAGACTATTGCTCTATTGGCTTTATTCGCAACTCAACGCATTTTACTGGTTATTTAAATGGCGTAGTTAGCAAGACTGGAACCATCTCTGCTAGTAATTTAAATTCAATCAAGCTGTCTGTTGGCGGAGCAGAAGGCTCAACACCAAAATATTTTGCGGGCAACTTGGGTGAAGTTTTAGTGTTCTCCGACAATGCCTCTTTCAATTTAAACACTGGTTTTCATAAACCCTTTAACGCTCGATTTGGAATATTTGTGCCATGATTATTAAAAGCAATTCAATCATCCTAGCTTCTGATTTAAGCCCCGCTTTTCAAGCAGTGGGAGATTTTGTGCCATATAAAAGAGGTTTGTTTCCAATTGCTTTTGTTGATAATCTTGCGTTTGACGTTCAAGGTAATCGTATTCGTTCTAAACAAATTGGAGGTCAAGAATTCTCAGTGGAGAGCTTGGCTTTTTCGCCAACTGTTTCTCTGTCTTTTGATTATATTTCTTCGCTAACATTTGATAATGAAAACTTGCTGGGAATGTTTTTTAAAGGATGGGGAGATTTTCAATCAGTGTTTAAAGGCAGCAATGGTCAATCTTGCAATCTTTATTTTATCTTGAGTGATCTTTTTGGTCTTGATTTAATCCAACAAATTAAGGATCGTGGCAATTTAAATGGTTTGGAAATGATTTCTTTTGGCAACTGCACTCTAAGCAATTACAACTTGGCAATTGCAGCAGCTAGTCTTCCAAAAACTTCAATTCAGATGGAAGCAGTGAATATGGAAATGCAAGTGGTTTCCTCGGATTTTGTTAACATCCCAGCTATTAACCTTGCTGTTGGTAATAAAGACGGTGCGGCTCAATTGAAACTTAATAATTCAGAATTTATTAGTAATCTTAATGCTTTAAATAATTCTGCTACTGGCCAACCAATTTTGCCAACATATCAAACAACAGCATTTAATATAATCACAGAAAATCCGCAAGTTCCGTCCATTAAAATCTCTCCTTGGGCAGATGCGGCAATTTCCTCGATTGGTTTTTCGATTGGAATTGAGCGCGAAGCGAGTTATGGATTTGGCAGCGATTTCATTTATGATAAAAAAATCAAGTTCCCAATTGTTGGTAATTTAAATATTTCTGCAACAGCTTTGGCGCTCAATTCTGGAGTGCCGATTCTTACTGGAGCCATGAGCAATGAGCCATCATACTCTCTTGAGCTTCAATTTATCGACCCTAGTGAGTTAAAATATATTAACCAATCCATCGGGACTCTTTCTGGTTATGCTGATCAAAACTACAAAGGCTTTTTAACAAATAATAAATATTTAAAAATCGACAATGCCAAGCTAGAATCTCATAGTCACAGCATTGACTACGCCTCCAATCTTACTGTTGAGTTTGGTTTTTCTTTTGCTTGCAATGAGCAGAATGGCTTATTGATGAAGTGGGGCCAAAGATCAGAAAAAGAAGGTGCGCAGTTGTTTACTTATGAAGGTTTGAAATTGCAATCAATTGATGGTTCTGGCATTGATCTTGACAATTATCTTTATTTTAATGACGCAAGCGCCACTCCAATCATTCCTTCTATCTGCGCAAGTCCAGGATTGTCAAGTGACGGCTTGATGCTGCTAACAAGAGATAATACAGCAGATTTTATAAATTATTGCGTTTCTCCAGGACCGATTCCATCGCCAGCACCACCGCCGCCACCGCCACCGCCGCCGCCACCACCATCACCGCCACCACCATCACCGCCACCACCATCACCGACACCAATACCATCACCAACAACAACAACACAGCCTCCAGAATCACCAACGATTTATTCTCACATAGGAACAAATTGTGCCGCTAGTGCTTTAACAATTTATACATTCGTTAGTCCTTTTAACGTTAGTGATTTTGCTTATTCTGATATAAATGCGACAGTGCCCTATACTGGATATTTTGTATATAATGGTGAAACGTATTATTATAGTGACGGTTATGGTTCTGCAAGCACTTGTCCAAGCTCGGTTGGATCGTTTACTTTCACAGCGGTAGCTGTTAATCCTGGTGGATATGGCGAGATTAGTTGGACTTCAGCAGCTAATGCTGTTTCGTATTCTGTTTATCGTTCTGAAGATAGTGTTATTTATTCTCAAATTTTTAATGGTTTAACTAATAGCTATCAAGATTTCTCTATATTAGGTGGAGGAAATTATTACTGGTATAATGTTGCTGCATTTAGTGGAGCTTCTTCTTTTAGCAGTTCTCCGCAAATAGTTTATTTCCCATAACATGACAACTAACTTTAATTATCCAATCGTTGAAATTTCATCTTCTTCTGAAGTCTTAAAATCAGAAGACGGGGAGATTTATAATTTTTTATTTTCTGGAGGAAATTATTCAGATTCAGAATTATGCATTCCTTCCAAAGAAGAAGGCTCAAATTATTATTTTTATTCAGGAGATGGGCAAATTTCTGCTGTTGAAGTAAAAAACTCTTCTATTTAAAGTGTAATTCTATATATGGCAGCAGGCACATATAATT